GAGAAGAAACCAATCTCTGAGCATGCAACAGTTGGTATCTATTGGTGGGCAAAAGGATCTGATTACGTTAAGTATGCAGAGCAGATGATTGAAAAAGATATTCGTGTAAATAATGAATACTATGTTTGCCCTGTCTTTAATGAAGCAATTGGAGATGGTAAGAAGATACGTATTAAAGAGATAGAGAAGGAAGGTATGTGGGGTATAGGTACTCCAGAAGACCTTAACTATTTCCTAGAACACTATAAAGGAGAGTTCTGATGAAAGTTGCAGTAGCATTTTTTGGTCAACCACGGTACGTAGGTAATCCACAGATCATTAATACTTACAAGCAAGTTCTCCTTGATAAGTATGACTGTGATGTATTTGGTCATATGTGGTGGCAAGAAGATGGAGGAGAATTTGATTACTCTTCATGGTCTAAGATTAGTAATTGTCCAGTTCCACCTGATGCTCCGAAGATTGTTACTGACAATTACAATCCTGTTATCCTTGCTATAGAAGACCCACAGACGTTTGAACTTCCACCTAATGCTAAGAAGTATGTTGATGAGAAGTTTACTGATAAGCATCCCGATGGTCCTCATTGGAACGCTAAGAACTATAGTAATGTAATGTCCCAGTTGAAATCTATTCAACGGGTTTCTAATATTGTAAGAGAATATTCTATTGATAAAAATATCAGTTATGATTTTATAGTCCTAGCAAGATATGATACTGTCATGATGAGGTTCCCTAATCTTGAGGAACTTGATAAGTATAAGTTTTATCTACCAGGACATCATCCAAGATTCCCTGATACTATTCAGTTCTTTGGACCTAAGTTTTTAACATGGGCAGAGACTGCTTTTGATGAGGTTGATAATGTCTATGATGGTATATGGGAACCATCTCCAGAAGCATTTAAGTATGGGGCATTCTTAAGAAGGTTCAGTGCATCTGACCTTGTTGGATTGTCAATGGATGCTGCTTGTATAAGAGGTTGATATGGTTGTAGATTCTCGTATTGAACTTAGTACATACAAGTATAGATCTAGGATAATTGCCCATAGAGGTAACATAGGAGGATCAAATCCTGAAGTAGAAAATAGCCCAGAGCAGATTGACAAATGTATAGCTGAAGGTTATGATGTAGAGATAGATTTGAGGTATGATGACTTAACTAAAACTCTTTGGTTGGGTCATGATTCTCCAGACTATAAGGTAACATGGTATTGGTTAGCACAGAGGATTAGATACCTTTGGGTTCATTGTAAAACTTACAATACTCTCTGTGAATTGTCTGATCAAACTCTACCTAAAGAGAGAGGATATGACGTAGATACTGGTGGGTGTAATTACTTCTGGCATCAGGAGGATGATTATACTATAACCAGTAACAATATCATTTGGGCATATCCTGGTAAACCTTATTCCGACATTCAGATGTTTAAGGATAATCCTAATATATCTAACACCGTAATAGTAATGCCAGAATGGAATAAGATGGATTGGGCAAGTTTACAAGTTTTACGTTGCTATGGCATTTGCACTGATTACCCTGAGAAATTAAAATGAAGATTACTTTAATTGGACCTGGCATCATGCCTATACCACCTACAGGGTGGGGTGCTGTTGAGATATTAGTATGGGATACTAAGAATGCATTAGAGGAGTTGGGTCATGAAGTCCAAATTCTCAATACAAAGGACTATCGTCATATGATCAATGGGATCAATGCGTTTGTCCCTGATTTTGTACATGTTCATTATGATGAGTTTATTGATGTTGTACCATTCATACAATATCCGAATGCTATTACTAGTCATTTTGGATATCTAGAAAGACCAAAGATGTTTGGTGGTTATGTTAATGTAGCAAACCAGTTTAGAGATGTTCAACCAAATGTCTTCTGTTTGTCACCAGGAATTGAGAAGGTATATAATTTAATGTTTGATATACCAAAGGAGAATACTTATGTAACTCCTAATGGTGTGAACACTAATAATTTTTTATATGAGAAGGAAGCAAAGTATGCTGATCGTAGCATCTATCTAGCAAAGATTGATTATCGTAAGAGACAACATCTATTCCAGAACATTGATTCTTTATGGTATGCTGGTAATCTTGCTGATAATAATTTTGATAAGAATAAAAATTATCTTGGTGAATGGACTAAGGAGAAGTTATATAAAGAGTTAACTCAATATGGTAATCTCTGTCTCTTGTCAGATGGTGAAGCACATCCATTGGTTTGTATGGAAGCATTCTGTGCAGGACTAGGTGTAGTTGTATGTGAGTGGGGTAAAGCAAACTTAGATCTTGATAAAGAATTTATCACTGTTATTCCTGAGAATAAAATTAATGATATTGAATTTGTTGAGAGTGAGATAGTTAAGAACAGAGAATATTCTGTTGCACACCGAGATGAGATTGTTGAATATTCTAAAACTTTTGAGTGGAAGAATGTTCTACAAACACATTATATTCCAGCAATCGAAAAGGTTATTGAGAGATGGTCGTAGACACTAACAAATCAGCATATAAACTGGATGGATTTGGTCCAGTTTATTGTCTTAATCTGGATGAACAACCAGAGAGATGGACACATATGGAGTCTCAGTTTAAGTACTGGGAGGTAACTGATTATCAACGTGTCTCTGCTTATGATGGTAGAGATGATGATCTAAGTGATATCATTCAAGGACGTTATCCTGATATGATGTCTGGTGGTGAGATAGGATGTATTACATCACACCTTAAAGCAATTAAGATGTTCTTAGATACTGATGCTCCTTATGCAATCATGATGGAAGATGATTGTAATTTAGATACGGTACATCATTGGAATTTTAATTGGAATGATTTTGTAGCACACCTTCCATATGATTGGGATGTAGTACAACTAGCAATTATATGTACTGGAGACATACATGTTAAGTTGCATAGGAGATTTGTTAATGACTTCTCTACTGCATGCTATATGATTACCAGACATCATGCGGAGAAGTTAGTAAGATATCATTGTAGAGGAGGATATACTGGTAAGCAAAAATATAAACTTGATAATGGTGTGAAACCAAGACCAGTTGCAGATGATTTGATTTATAATTCTGGTGCAACATTCTCTACACCTATCCTACTTTATAGATTAGAGTTGGGATCTTCTATACATCCAGAGCATATAGATTCATTCCACAGAGCAAGTCATGATGGTATATTAAATTGGTGGCAACAGCAGGGAGCAACTCTTGATGTTAAAACCTTAACAGATTATGATCCATACTTAGGGAAGGTAAGTAATCCAGGTGGTTAACCGTACTTTGAGTACCTTGACAGCACTACTACATAGTGTTAAGATTATTAAACAACTGTCACATGTGCCAGTTGTATAAATAATACTGATACAAAGGACTCGAAAGAATCGTAACCCTGCGTTGATGCTAAAAGTACCCCATGTCGGGGGTGCTATCATCCGCAAGGTTTTTTTTATTCTTGCGAGATACTTAAACACAATCATGTCAATCAAATCAACAATCGCAGCACTTGCTGCATCACCTTTCGTATTCGCTGGAGCCGCTTTTGCTGGTCCTTACGTGAATGTAGAAAGCAATCTCTCATATCCTGATGGAGACTACTCTGCCGCTACAACTGACGTTGCTGTAGGTTTTGAAGGTTCTACATCTGAAGGTAAGATCGCATATTATATCCAAGGTGGTCCAGCATTCGTTCATAGCGAAGCTGCTGATGATACAGAAACAGAACTTGCTGGTAAGGCAGGTATTTCTTATGCTGCAACTGAAGACCTAGCTGTTTACGGAGAACTATCTGGTATCTCTAACGAAGACAGCAGTGGAGATTCTATCGTTGACTTCGGCGGTAAAATCGGTGCTAAGTTCCTTTTCTGAAGGGAAGCAGTTGATCAACCTACTGACACAGTAGATTAGATAACCATAAAAGACTCTCTACATAGTGGAGGGTCTTTTTTAATGCTATGAAAACAGCAGGTGAAGTCGCAGGACATCCACTATGGATGTTACCAGTTATGATGTTAGCAGTTCTCTTAATGATCGAGGGTTTGCATACTATGGCACATCTGCATCAAGAGATGGATGTACATGGTATTTGTAGACAGAACAAAGAATTTATTGAGAGTTTAGATGATGAAGATTACTAGATTTTATATGTGATATAAGGGGTACTTATTAGGGTTCGGAACACCGTACAATTGTAAAGTTGTGTAAACTTTATGGTTGCTATATAATTATGTACGTAACAATTCTTAACAAAGAATGACAAGTTCAACGAACACAATGAAGCGGTATACAACTACCGAATATGGTAAGCAGAATATGTTTGCTGCTGAACCAGAGATGTCTTACGTTGAGAACTACGAAGGATATTGGAAGAATGCAGAGCAACTCAATGGTCGCCTAGCGATGATTGGATTCTTTGCTGCAGTCCACAACTACATCTTATTTGGTGCAGTTATCCCTGGCATCTTCTAAGACCAAAAGGTCTTTACACCACTCGCCTAGCGAGTCACTTTTAACCCTCAATCTAAAAAGGAGAAAATCAATGACACCCGACGCAGAAAAGTTTAATGGCTGGATGGCCATGATCGGAATCGTTGCAGCACTAGGTGCTTATGCAACAACAGGACAAATCATCCCAGGTATATTCTAATGGAAAATACTAACGTAGCAATTTGGAACAGAGCAAACGGTAGGTTTGCAATGATTGCTTTTTGGGCAGTCCTAGCCGCTTACACAAAGTTCACATACTTTGCGTAAGTTGTTACAAAACTAAATACTTACTCGTAACTTTATTAGCGAACAAAGACATGGGCGACTTAACAGCCGCATCAGACAGTATATCACCACTAGTAGCAGTCCTCTGGGTTTTCTATCCTATGGCTGCTTTAGTCTTGATTGAACTCTTACTAAGAGCATTCAATAATGATGACGATGACGACACAAATGGTGGTAAAGGAATAAGAATACAGGAACCTGTGTTCGCTACAGTACCTTCAGGAGCATAACTATGCATTTTATTTTATTCGCAGCAACTCTAGCAGTTTTCACATATACAAATGTTGGATCTATCGTTCTTCAATAACTTATTAATAAACACTCCTGCAGGTGCTCACGGACTGTTGGAGTTTGGATTCTTTCTAGCAGTTGGTGTGACTGCTGGTTCATTAGGTATGATCTAATGGAGATCCTTAAAATGACTTTGATGATACTTGGTACTGTCATACCATTTACAATTGTTATGATGTCTGTGATGTATTATGTGATGGAGGAGTGATGACAGACGAACAAATAAATGTAAGAGAACAGGCAATTAAGATCCTGTATAAGAATTTCGGACAAGACGATGCAATATATACTTGTGCTGATGAATGGTGTATGAAGCAGGTAACTACTGCTGGACTTGTCAATTACTACAAGGCATACTATAATCAGATCAAGGAATCTAAAAAAGTAGCATGATACCTAATGTAAAATTCTTTTTGAAGGGTGATGGCGGACCGTTGATCAAAACTTCTAGAGATATATTTGATAATAAGAGAGTAGTTTTATTCTCCCTACCTGGTGCATTCACTCCTATATGTTCTACTAAAATGCTTCCAGCATTTGAAGATAAGTATATGGAGTTTAGAGAACTAGGTATAGATGAAGTCTATTGTATTGCTGTTAATGATATCTTTGTAATGGAGGCATGGAAGGAAGATCTTTATATTGATAATGTGAAGATGCTACCTGATGGTAATGGTGACTTCACTAAAGGAATGGGAATGTTGGTTGCTAAGACTAACTTAGGTTATGGTAATCGCTCATGGCGTTATGCTGCTGTTATTAATGGTGGGGAGATTGAATGGGAAGGTGTAGAACCTGGTCAAAGATCTAACACTGATAAAGATCCTTATGAGAATTCTAAACCTGAGAAGGTTCTTGAATACTTAAAAAAAGTTGCTAAATAGAAACTCAATTGGAGACAATTATGAAAATTCCAAGTTTTAATAGTATTGCTAATGTCCTTGCATCATTATCTGCTGTCGGACTAGCAGGTATTCTGGGTGCTGGTACATATGTTTATGTAAATAAAGATGCTATCATTGATAACATTAAAGAGCAGGCTGTTGAGGCAGTGCTTGGTGGTGGAATTGGTGGTGGACTAGGTGGTGGTGTTCCATCCTTTGGTGGTGATGCACTTCCTGTAGGCACTCCTGACCTTGCTCCTGCTCCTGCTGATCAAGCAACTGCTTTACCTGAGGCTCCTACTTCACCGTTCTAACTGACTATATAATAATAGTCTAATAGTTTGACATGCCAGAGGAACTTAAGGAAGAAGTAGTAGAAGAGAAGAAACCTGAAAAGAAAGGGTTGCTTCAGAAAGCAAAAGATGCTATACTACCTGACCAGGACGAACAGGCAGCGATCATTTCTACAATGGTCAGAATGGGCGTGTTGATTTGGAGCGGTGGAATATTGACTCTTAACTATGTGGCAATTCCTGGAGTGCCACAACAGAAAATAGATCCAACTTTTATAGCTTCAGTTTTTACTGGAGTTTTAGCTAGCTTCGGAATTCAGACCGCTTCTAAGAAGGGTGATGGAACTATGAAGATGGATAAGAATGGCAATGCGGTTAATGGTAATGGTAATGGTAATGGTGGAACAGTTCAAACAATTAGAATTGAACAGATGCCACTGAAGATTATTGCTGCTGATATCCCTGCTACATTAGATCCAAAGAAGGATCAAAAGCAACCACCTACTGCATAAATAAGTACAGTTCAAGATTTGAAAGATGACTAAGAAGAAAGAAGTGAGTGTCTTAAACGAACCTACTTTGGCGAGACTTAGGGACATCGCTAGTAGAGTGTCCAAGAAGAAAGGTGTCTACGAAGAGTGGGAACTAAACTGGGCACAAAAGCAAGCAATTCATGATGAGAAGTCTGCTAAACTTCTTAAAAAAGTAGGGAAGTTTATTGAAGGTAAGGATCAAGAAGACACTACTGAGATCTAACAATGGACAAAGCAAAAAAAGCATTCGACAAGGTAGTTGAATGGGATAAAAAACTTATTAAAAAATTTCAAGATAAGTTTAACTTAACAGATTATCAAGTACAGTGTATAATATTTGCTAAGGGATTTATTATTGGGGCGATCCTACTATGATGCAATTGATGATACTTGTTGCTGTTGTTGCTGCTGCAAGTTATGGATTAAAGATGGTGCGGCATCTACCGTAAGACGTTTGATTTTTTATTATGAACATACGTAAAATATTAGTAGTCGGAGGCGGCACATCTGGTTGGATGGCCGCTGCTTCTATTTTCAAGGCATTACCTAATGTCGAGGTATCTTTAGTAGAGTCTAAAAGTATTCCCACTATAGGAGTTGGTGAATCAACTCTTGGTCAGTTTAATATTTTTCTAGACATGCTAGGTCTTAAAGATGAAGACTGGATGGCAGAGTGTAACGCAACATACAAGAATGGTATTAGGTTTAATAATTTTAATGATCTAGGTAGTTCATATGATTATCCTTTTGGTGGTAGGGATCGTATTGACATAAAGAATAAGTGGGCAGCGGTAAGAGATTGTTATAATTTACCTATTAATGAATCGTACAATGAATGGCATAATGATAATAGTTTATTGATGAAGTACAATCGTTGTACTAAGAATACTGATGGACTATTAGATGCATTTGATTTTAGATATGATACTTCATATCATTTTGATTCAAAACTTCTTGCTGAGTACTTAAAAAAGTTTTGTACTGGTGTAGAACATCATTATGATAATATTGTTTCTGTTAATAAGGATGAGAATGGTTATCTAACATCTGTTGTTGGAGAGGTGCATGGTGATTATACTGCTGATCTTTTTATTGATTGTACTGGATTCCAGTCTCGTCTTCTAGAGAAGGAGATGGGATCTGAGTTTTTATCATATAAACCTTGGTTGGATAATGATAGAGCATTAGCAACTCATGTACCATATAAAGATAAGTCTAAGGAGTTAGTTAACTTTACTAGGTGTACAGGTATTGATAGTGGATGGGTTTGGACTGTTCCATTATGGAATAGTCTTGGTACAGGATACTGTTACTCAAGTGATTTTGTTGATGATGATACAGCAGAGATACAATTCAAGAAGCATCTAGGAACTGATGATGTTGATATTAAAAAGATTAATATTAGACATGGTATTCATAAGGAAGGATGGGTTAAGAATGTTGTTGCAATAGGATTATCATATGCTTTTGTAGAACCTTTAGAATCTAGTTCTTTAGCATCAACACATGAATGTCTTCTTAGGTTAGTTAGAACTCTTAAGGATAGGGATTGTTGTGTTAATAGATTTGATGCTGATCTTTATAATATAACCTCTGCAAATGATATAGATTCTTGGAGAGACTTTGTTGCTATTCATTATGCTGCATCATCAAGAGATGATACTCGATACTGGAGACATCAGACTCAAGAGAAGTCTTACATTAATCTAGGTAGTGGTAAGTTTATAAAGCATAATGTAATCAATGATGGTATAACTTTTGATGATAAGTATCAAGGATTATCTCAAAACTTATATGGATATTCTGGTGGGTGGACATATGTTATGGCAGGTAATGGATATAAGATACCTGCACATAAACGTCAGCAGGAGTACAATGCATATCAATCATATGGACTACCTTATAGTTCAGATGAGGTAGAACATCTGTACTTACAATGGAGAACTAGAATCAAAAAATTAACAAGTGAAATACAAAAGTTACCGTCTCATGATATATTCTTGAGTCAACACATATATACGTAAAAATACTTATGTGCTATACTAAATATTAACCGTAGTATGGGATTGAAACTATCATGCCCCTGACTCAACAAAGACATTACACAGTCGGTTATCACGACGTAGAACAGCATCATTACGAGATATGTGAGTATGCAATGGATGCATATGAAGCAATAGAACACAGCAAAGAGGATGTATCGTATTTACACGATCATCCTCATTTTATTGACTACTGCAAGAACGAAGAGGTTGATAACATCTCTCGTTTGATGGCAGCAGGAATACCAATGGGTCACTAGTCATGACTACATTAATTATCAAACATAAGAATGAGATTATGTGGTGGATGAGTAGGATAACATTTATGTTATGTGCCTTAGCATTCTCATTCACACTCGCAGCACAAGCGTATGCTGCAGATATACAGATGGGTGCAGGAGGCAACTTAGTCTTTGAACCTAATGAGTTAACAATCTCAGCAGGAGATTCAGTTACATTTACTAATGGAGATCTACCACCACATAATATGGTGTTTAATGATTATCCAGAACTATCACATCCTGATCTAGCATTTACTGCGGGTGAAAGTTTTACAGTTACACTTGATAAAGCAGGAGATTATGAGTTCCAGTGTGAACCTCATGCTGGTGCTGGTATGAAGGGTGTGATCCATGTACAGTGAAGTGGTACATTCAGTTAATATAATGATTGCTATCCTACTAGTTGCTGTGGGAATTGCAATCTACTACATATTCATGTATGATACATGGTATCCAAATGACGGAACAGAGCATGGAGACCAAGATAGCAGTCTTGGAAGCGAAAGTAGATCACATGATGTCTCATACGAAGGAGCTAACCCTTAGAGTTCGTGCGAATGAGAAGGTAGTTGCGTCCGTTAGTCTCTTAGGAGTTATAGCCTGTACCATTATTGGTGCAGGTTATTTTGCTCCAAAGGCAGAAGCATGGCCTAGTGCAGGTGAGATGATACAAAGTTTAAGAGAGCACGAAGCAGAGAAAACAAGAACCGACCCTGAAGACTCTATAAATAATGCACTAGCTGAAATGGAGACTGACAATGGGAGCGATGATACCCCCAAGCAGGAAGTCATGTTACAACTTCCGAGTGACCAAGATAGACAAAGTACTGGACGGAGACACGATAGATGTCACCATAGATCTTGGATTCGATTTATACAAGAAAGAACGGGTAAGGATTGCGGGGGTAGACACTCCAGAGAAACGTACAAGGGACCTGGAAGAGAAAGCGTTAGGTATTGATGCTACTAACTGGTTAAAAGCAAAACTTACTGAGACCATTAAAGGTGATGAGGAGCTCCTTATTAGAACTGAACTTAAGGGTGGTGTTGGTAAATATGGCCGTCTTCTTGGTTGGTTATATATTGGGGACGCTGAGCTCTCCCTTAATGAACAAATGATTACTGAAGGTTATGCTTGGGCGTATGATGGCGGGACTAAACAGAAAGATTTTGAGGTCTTACGTGAAATTAGGAGATCGTTTGGGACTCTGGTCGAGTAACGATCAAGTAACACTCAACATAGAAGGTGTGACCACCAGACGATTATATGCTGAGTGGACTATATCAAAAGAAGAGTATGAGGAGTAGACACTAAATGTGGTACATCGTGATACAGGTGTACCAAATAAAGGTTAACCAAGTATTAAGACCTACGTTTTAACAAATCTTATTGCTAAATAACTACGCATAACTTTCGATTAAGGGTATGAAAAAAGCATTATTGCTTTTTGGAATGATTTTGATGAGTTCTCCGCTTGCTGCGAGGGCAGATTTAACATCTAGATTCACATCCAGTGTTCAGCTACAAGTTAACGCTGCTGCAACACAGATGCAGAGAGTGGGAAACTCTTATGCTATCTCTGGTACTAACGTGGACACAACTGATGGTACGACAGCTAACACAGTGAGTGCTGGTACTATAGCATCAGGTGTCTATGGTCCTGGTACTATTAGTGCTTTACAAGACGACCCAGGTGAGGCGTTCAGCTTCTCTACGTCGTTCACTCAAGGAGACGCTCTTGTAACATCTGCACCTTCAGTAGGTGCTGTTAGTGCATTAAGTAACCAATTGTCTACTGGGGCTGGAACCGCAGGATCCCTGGCTGGAACTGTGACTTCGCAGGGTGCTCTGACCATAGTGGCTGGTGGAGCTGGCACTTCAGCTACGGGACAATTCGTATCTGA